AAGAGCTGTCGCGTGTCATTTGACCTCCAAGTGTTCATTCTCAAAGAGCCAACCGATAGTTTTCCGGTGAGCCATCTCCCACAAATCCTGCTTATCCTCCCGGCTCATCTTGCCCTGGTCGATTTCTGCATGGCAGGTGTAACAAAGAGCTGCGATCCGATAGTCATGAGCCTTGATCGAGCGGCCCTTCCCATCCCGGAGCTGGTTGGAGTGGGCCGCCACCACGGTTCCATCCCTAGCGCCACAGAGTTGACATGGACTGTCTCGGACTATCTCCAGGAGTTTCTTGTTTCTGTAATTCATTTAGTCTATTTACCTCGTCGGCCAGGAGATTCATTATCACGGCCGCTCGTTGCATCTGATCAACCTCAAACGGGTTACCCATGTGCTTAGCGTTGGCCTTAAGCCAAGCTGCAATCCGATATGCCTCAGTCATGTTTCACCTGCCACCATAGCAAAAATGCGATATACGCCATCATCACCAAATAAAACTTAGCAGGCCCTAGGCTACTCCAATCGACTACTAGCACAGTCCAGTTCATCTATTTCCTCCTTTGTTAACAAGTCTCCATCACAACATTGGCTCACGGTTTGGATGTTTGTGTGGGTAGATGTAGCCCCCCAGTATTCCGTCCGGCCAAATCCAAAGTCCCTTTCTACTTCCCGGCATGGCCGACGGCATTCACTACAATACCAAGTCATTTCGTTTTCTCCCAGTACTTTTTATTCTGCTCACCGACCCAGAGGCCAGCACAGACCATCTCTAGCTCTTGGGATGGAGGGTTTGTTTTCAGGACGACTCTTAGCCCTTCAGCATACCCGGCCTGATACTCATCCGAGATACGGTTACTTATTAACAGATAGAGTGTTGCCGTAATCAGCAGCACCAGTATTATTTTCATGTTTTCTCCTAGCGGGACACAGTCTACCCTCCATACACTCATGGGTGCATGGGGGACACTTCACTTCAAACTCTTTTGGAATAATGTGTAACTTTTCACCATCAGTAACTATGGTTAAGGTTCCGTCTTTGTTATCAATTAGTGTCATTTTTTTTGCAGCGCCTCAGCTACTAGGAAACTCATTTGTTCTCTTTTGATTTTTTCTTTTCCCGAGAACAACGCACGCAATGCCCATTAAGTTTTTTTATGGAATAATGACCCATAAAACATGGTCGATCATCGTAATAAAACTTTTTACCTTTTAGTTTTGCTTGTTCTTTAGATTTCGGGCAACCACCATCAAATAACTCCAATAAACCCGGCATAATCGCATCTAACAAATCAGATCGACTGATCGCCACTATTTTTCTCCTTTAGTTTGGCTTCGATGGCTCTAGCGTAAACATCTGATGCGGAACCAACTTTCAATCGAATCTCCCGTGCTTCTTCATCTGTTAGCTCAACCCACTCTGGTTGCGCTAGTGCTTGGCGTAGTAATCGTATATGCCCTGCCATGTCCCCTGTGCAATTTTGGAACTCGCCAGCCTCCCAATGTTTTATCAGTGCTTCTGCTACTTTGTGTAGGTCGCTCATATCTTCCTCTGACAGTTATAAGCCTGAGAATGAACCCTGAATGACCCGGCGTACTTACAGTCTTCCATAATGTTGTTCTGTTTGTAGACAATCCCCAACAGCAGGCCAGCGATCAGGGCTAGGACCACGCCCATCGAGGCCGCCCAAGTCTTGCGCAAGAACGACACAAATTTATCCCACTCATGCTTTGCAGTAATCATTTTAGTTGTAGCTCCTTTATTCGGTCAGCCAAGAGCGCCCCTACGTCACGGCCATTGACAGCCACCATCTGCGCTTCTTTGCAGTCGTAGACAATCTTTGCCGACTCAGCAATGGCGTTGTTGTAGCCGGACTTGTATTGATCGTTACCGTTTAAGATGATCGCTATCGCATCACGCACCAGGGCCGCGGCCTTGCGTTTCTTAGCCAACTGCTTCAGCTTTTCGTAATGCGCCAGCGGGATATACACCGAATACGGTACTAGCTTTTCGTTCTCCATACCTTGTATTCCTCGTTTAATTTCTTCAGCCGAAGCCGAGCTTCTTGATTTGTTTTAAGTTCTGACCGTGACTGAACGCCCAGGTAATCCCGCAACCAGTCGGTGGAACTCTTCTCATCAGTCTCAAAGATTTGCCCCTCATCGTTTAGATATTCCCAGAACTCTTTTTCCCGGCACAACACGCCAGCTAGTCGGATGGCCCGATCGCCCTCAAACTCACCATCACGGTTTAATGGCTGGTTATCATCGCCAAGCCTGACCATGACTACCTGATAGTGCGATCCGACAAAGTCCCGAAGTAAATCGTTCGGAATGTCATCCGGGTGAACACAGAGCGTCAAGACGTAGCCAGTTTTATCTTGCTTCAAAGCAACTTTAATTGCCTCAAAGTTCAGCGTCTTAATGCTAGAAGGGTATGTCATCGTCATCCTCTGGCATGGCCTGTTGTTTAGGCGTTGGCTCAAGATCAGCCTTCTTTTGAGGGATGAATGGCTCAGAGAAGGTTATGGATACATAGTCCCGGCCATTAATGGTAGTGCGATTCCAGGCAGCCACTGCAAACTTCACTGGATCATCACCCTTGGAGATAAGGTCAACCATCAGCTGCTTGCTGATCACCGCCTCGCCGCGCATATCGGGATGCTTGTCATCGGTCTTCTTGTCGTTCTGCCAAAGAGACCCGGTGTTGGGTTTGGGAATAAAAGTCATGCTGCCTCCTTAAATTTATTACGGGCATTGGAAAATTTGTCCATCAAGTCTTTAAAGAACACAGCGTCCTGAGCCTTAACCTCTTCAAAAAGTTGCTTGTTCTTTTTGTAAATCGCCATGACGTCTGCCTCGCTAGTGGCGATTTTTAACATCATCTCCGCGGCGCTCTCCACCAACTGCATCCAGGCAGCATCGCCGGGGGTACCGCGCACCACCATCTGCCAATCACCTTCGTTGCCAGCAATCGTCTGTGACTCGTGGGGTTTGGGCGCAGGAGCTACGGCTTTAGGAATGGGTTTAGGCACCACAGGATCTTTGCCTGTTGTAGCGTCTAGCGCATCATGCTCGACTATCTCAAGAGCGTTGACGTATAGGTATCGACGCAGGTAAGAGATCGATGCACCAAGGTTCTGCACGGGATGACAGCCCTTAAGTTCGGCCGCTGCCATCGGGGCCGTGAAAACAATCTCTTCTTCAGGTTTATCTACGTTGTATACAGTCAAAGTAGCATCGCCGACACCACACCTAAACACAGAACACAGGCCACAATCACTAAAGATGGTTTGAACAGACGGTAAAAAATCTTGAAGTTCAAAATACTCATACCCGGCAAACCTATTTTTGCCTGACTTGGTCAGCTTCTTTTCCTGCAATGATAGTCTTGCTATTTGTAGTTTCTGATACACGTTCATTTAAGGTCACCTCAATAAGTTTTTCTAGGTAATGGGAAGCCTTGATTAAATCGTCAAGGCCGCCTTTCTCTTTGTAGCGGGATATGTACTTAATAATGTTGCCCTCTAGGTATCCCATCCCGTTAGCGATGATGTAGTCCCACGGCTGGATCGGCTTGGTGATGTAATGCCGCCCACCCACCTGTTCCTCGTTGGCGGTCATAGGATCTCCAAATAAGCATCAGCCATTTCTTCTGCTTGGCGCAAGATTGCGTAGGCAGTTTGTGTCTCACTGATGCCCTTAGCAACAAACACGGGGTTTGCAGCAAGAGCAAGCATAAAGTCGTAAATCAATTCATTTCTAGTTTTCATTTTTACTCTCCTGATAATTACGCCATTGCTGGCAGTAAGTGTTAACTGGGCAGAATGATTCACATCGAGTACGACTGCCCGGACGCACTTCGATCTCGTATCCTTTTCCGGCTTTCTCTAAAGCGTCATTAGCTTCGTCTTCGTTGTCGTGAACCGACTTAGCTCGAACTCCACCAACCTTCTTCAAGGCCCAGGTCGTTGGTTTTTCCCACATCTCCTCGGGGGTGCAGTCAGGAATATCGCCATCGGTCTCCATCTCAAACTCGCAGGCTGCATGGGCGGCGATCCGGCCGCGGATAAACTTCTCCTGCTCGTGCAGATGCCACCTGCCTATAGGGATTTCTTTAATTGGTGCCTGGGGGTAATCAGGGTTACGTGCTGCCTCCCGGCGGCTCCAGTCCCGGATGATGGCAACGATCCCAAGAGACCTGACTGGCGTTTTCTTGACCGTCTCAACCAGCCAGGAGTAGATGTTGAGCTGATGCTCCCACTCCACCTTCTCGTTCATCACAGACCAGGCTGAGACCGTCTTGTAGTCCCGGACATCGATGCCGTCCTCGCTGACGATTTGGAGGTCTATGGCCCCGGAGATCTTCCAGCCATCCAACTCTGTGTGTAGGCGCTCCTCGACAATGTGGTTCTCGTCCTGGCCATGCTCTAAGACCTTGTGGACGGCTGAGCCAAAGATCGACCAGACCATATCGGCTACGTCCTGCTCCAGATACTCATCAAACTTCTTGGTCAGGGCGACAATCTTGGGGCTATTGATTAACTGAGTTACCGACAGATTCGCCTTGCCGCGGCTGTAGGTGGGCCGATCCAGCACGTTTACAAAGGTCTGGGGAATGTTGTGTTTGTTGGTTAGTTTCATAAATCCTCCTAGCAGTAGACGATTGAATTCTGAAGGAACAAAAATCCTATGTCAATAGGTTGTACCCATGTTAAGTCATGTAATATATAAAAGTTCAGTGTAACACTGTTACACTTAACTTGACAGTCAATATAAGGGAAACTTATGCACATCCAGCTAGAACTGCCCATGCCCCCCACCGTCAACCACTACTGGGGGGTCCGCGGGAAGCATAGATTCCTTGGCAAACGGGGAAAAGAGTTCCGTGTAGCGGTTGCTGAGGCTTGCCTGGATGCTGGGGTCCAGCCGCTCGACGGACGGCTCTCCGTCCACATAGCGCTGTTTCCGGCCAATCGGATAAGGTTTGATATTGACAACCGGATCAAGAGCCTTCTAGACGCCCTAGAACACGCTGGCTGTTTCCACGATGATGAACAGATCGATGAGCTTCACGTAGTCCGCCAAGGGATAGAACCTGGCGGGTCGTGTACCGTCCTGATCCTACCAGTTAAAGATTAGCCATCCGGCGCAGCTCTTTGATGTCGATACTACGGAGCATTTCTTGCTCAATTTGCTTTAACTCATTGATTTGATTACGTTTTTCCGAAGCAGACATTTCGCTAGCCGGCAGATTAGTAATCAAGGAAATCTGTCTACGGATCGCTGTTAAGTCTTTGGTGATCTGATTGATGGCTTTCTGCATCCCGACCCGGGTGACGTTGTCTTCCTTGGCCAGAAATTCCTCAATATCAGCCGGGTTACGATTTTTGATGTCGTTAAATGTATTAGCCGCCCTGGAGACTTCATCTCGCAGGACATAGAAGTCATTTTTAAGCCCAGTCTCAAACGGCCTAGAGACAAAGCCACTGGTGCCTGGGAGGGCTGCCATGGCTTCGGTAAAGGATAGCTCCGGCCGCGGCACAGCAGGGTCGCTGTGCAGGATTGGGTTTGTTACAAACACGATAA